GGTTGTTTATCTTTTTCTAAAAAATATAATAAATTACACAAACAAACAGATAACCCTGTTAATCATGATATCAATGAAACAAAAACGATAAAATTTATTGAAAATTATATTGGAAATGAAAATTCAATATCTGAAAATGTTGAAACACCTAACAGATTAGATAATTTAATTGAATATTTAGAAAATACTGATAATTCTATTTATGGAACATGTGAAAGTGAAACTGAAACTGAAAATAATAGTAACATTAATGAAATTTCTGTAAAATCTCATACATTTATTATAACAAGATCAGATAGTGATATTGATAAAATTGATAGAAGATATACACTTTAATTATTAGATTTGAATTTGATTTATGCTACTAATAAATTCATCTAATGGATTTTGTTTTGTAGAATCAGAAACCAAGAAATCTAAACCTAAATATTTAAAAGCATTATCTTTTAAATCTGTTACAAAACTTCCAGAAATGCTACGAACATTTGCGATTGATATTGTTATATTTACTAAAGCTATTATAACAATAACTCCTGTTAATATAAAAATTGGAGTTTTTGTTTCAAAAATATCTTCATAATTACTATCAACAATAAATTTCCACAATTGCAATATTAATAAAAATATTAAAGATAAATAAAATTGTATTTGAAGATCAAATGTTACATTTCTTTGCCATAATGAAAATGATTTCAATAATTTTGAAATTAAATCTTTGTATTTTACAAAATGACCTATAATAGATAGAAATATACAACATGTACATATTCTCATACCCCAGGTAAATACTAATGAATCATCTTTACTTGTCTCTGTATTTGATACATAAATAAAAATTATTAAACAAATTATTATAATAAAATTACATATCATACAAATTATTTCACCAGTTTTTGATTTAAATATATTAGATTCTCTTTCTTGCTTTATAATTTTAGGATTTTTTTTTATATCTTTCTTGATTTTTTTATCTTTCTTGATTTTTTTATTAGTTTTTTTTGATACCTTTAAAACTAATTTATTTTTTTTATTATCGACTGATTTACCAATTTCTGCTATTTTTTCTTCGAAAGTTTTTTTCCTTACTAAATTGGTCATTATACCTATATATATTAATATAATGATTTTTTTTATTAAATTTTCAATTTATAGTAAAATTATAAATAATCTTGCGGTAATTCTTTCCATTGTTTACAAATACCAAATGTTCGTCTATGATATTTAGTTATACCATATTTAAGAATTGATTCATTATGTTTTGCTGTTAAATAACAACTATTTGTATCCCATCCATATACTGGATATTCCATATGCATTTTTAATACATGATCATCTTTATTTGTTTTTGCTATAATAGAAGCAGCTGCTATTGAACGAAATTTGTTATCACCCTTTTCAATACAAATATGAGAAATAAACTCAGCATTAGGACTTAAATACGGTTTAAATTTATCACCATCAACTAAAATATTGTCTGGAATAATATTTAATTTATCTAAAACATTATGATAAGACTTTAATCGCTCTTTTAATATATTTGTATTATCTATTTGTTCATTAGTAACTTCTACAACAGAATAATCTAAAGCAATTTCTTTAATATAATCAGCTAATTCATATCTTTTTTTTTTGGATAATTTTTTGGAATCTTTAATATTATTCCATAATTTAAAATGTTCTAGATTTGGACATTTTTTGGGCAAAATGACAGCAGCAACAAAAAAAGAACCAGCTACACAACCTAATCCTGCTTCATCAATACCAACTTCGATATCATCAATATTTAAATAATCTTTCATTTATAATAATAAATAATATACTATTTTTATTTAAATTTAATGCGTTATTTATCTATAGAATTTTTAGATATTTTAAGTAACAATGGAAAAAATAAAAACTATATTCTTTTCCGGTGGCGGAACACGAGGTATTGCATTTACAGGTGCGATTAAAGCATTACAAGAACACAATATGTTAAATAATTATGAAACAATTATTGGTACATCTATTGGTTCAATGGTAGCGTGTGGATTATCACTTGGAGTATCATTTAATATTATGAATAAAGTTTGGCTTGATTTTGACGCATCAAAATGTTCAAATATTAATATTGAATATTTACTTACCGATTTTGGATTAGATGATGGTAAAAAATTCATGGAACCATTTATACAAGCATTTGAAACAAAAGCAAATCGTAATCTTACGTTTAAAAAACATTATGAATTAACAAAAAAAAGATTAATTATTACTGTTGCTTGTGTAAATGATCAAAAAACAAAATATTTTGATTATAAAAAAACACCAAATGTTTCTGTTATTCGTGCCATTAGAATGTCTATATCTGTTCCATTCTTTTTTACTTCTAAAAAAATTTATAAAAAACATATGGTTGATGGAGGAACATTTGAATATTATCCATTTAAATTATTTGGAAATCCTAAAACATTTCTTGGATTAAATATAAGTAAAAGTGAAAAACAACAAACAAAAACAATTAATAGTATAGAAACTTTTATAACACAAATTATTTATGGTAATCGTAAAAGAACTCAATACTTAGAAAGACTATTATGTAAAGATTATAATATTATTGATATACCCATTAATGCTCCATTTATAGATTTTCAAAATAGTGAAAAAATTAAACGAAATATGTACCAAACTGGATATGATTCTACAAAAAACTATATTCTCGAACATATGTCTAATAATTACAATAATATTACTAAATTAGAAAATACAGATAAATGCTTAAATAATAATTTTGATATTATTATAAATAATCAAAAAAGAATCGAAAATAAATTAGATATGTTATTAAAATTATGTTCCACAAAAACATTTGATATAACCACATTAGTAGATGAAACTTTTACAACATGTAGTATTAATAATAATAATACTACAGATAATAATGAAAATCAACCACTTGAAAATTCCATAAATTAAAATCATAAATTAATTATATTACGCTTTATTAACTCAAAAAAACATTTTGATAAATTTTTTACATCGTATTCCGCATCATGAGCATTTTGCAAAGATATATTAAATAATTTCTTATACAACTCTGATAATTTAGGCCATTTATATAAACTTTGTGAATTTGGCGAACCAGTTAATCTGCAAAAATGTGTTGTTTCTTTCAATGTACATATTTGTTTTTTAGTTTCGAATAAATGTATTAAATCATACCTATTCATTCTCTTAAATTCAGCTAATAATGTATTTTTATCAAAATTTAAATTGTGAGATACTAGAAAAGTAGATTTTTGTAAATCTTGTTTTAAAATATCCACAATATCTGACATTTTTTTACCATTTTTTTTAGCAAAATTATTAGATATTCCATGTATTTTTGTAGATTCTTGACTAATTACAAAATTAATCGGTTTCAATGTATAATTTCGAAATACCAAATTCTCTCCTTTATAATTATACAATCCCCAAGCAATTTGAACTATTTTAGGCCAATTACCTACAAATTTATATCCCCTACTTGATGAATAAGGTAATCCGTTTGTTTCTAAATCGAAAATAAAAAAAATATCATTTGATAACATATGAGTATACATTACTATATACAAAGATATATTTATAAATAATATAATTATGGACTGAAAATATAAATCTATTTATATTTATATTTTTTCAATTTTAGATGCGATAATTGTTGGCAATAAATTTTTTAATTGTTTATTTTTTCGTTCTAAAATTTCATTTATTTTAGGACAATTATGCTCCTCATGATAACGATGAATAGAACAAGTAATAGTTTTACAATCAGGGCATTCAAATTTTGTATGTAGAGCTAATCTTTTTCTACAAATATTACAACGTAAGCGTTTCCTTTTTTTATTAATTTTTTTATTACTAACTACTTTAGTAGTCGTTTCATCTAATATGTTTTTATTCGTATTGATAATATTATTATTTACATTGAGTTTATCTTCATTTTTTACAGATTTTTTTTTACTACACGCGGAACAATAATAATCTAAATCTTTTGAACCATAAAATCCACAACCATTTTTACATAAACGAAAATTATTATCGTTTTTATTCGAATATTCTTTAGATTCTTCGCATTCTTCGCATTCTTTGTTAGTAGACATATATATTGCTAATGTAACAATAGATAATTCAATTTTAAAATTAACTAAATATCAATTTATTCAATTTTAAAATTTTTCTTCTTCTATAGATTATTTAACCAAATGTATTTTCTCCAGAATATGTTGCATAAAGAAATAAATCTTCATTTTTATCAGTATCATATATCGAACCAATTAATGATGAAGCGGAAGGTATTTTATTATTAATAAATATAAATAAAGCAGTTTTTGAATTTAATTTTATTCTTTTACGAATTACAAACAAAAATTGACCTACAGTTATATCACGCGGGACCAAAAATTTGTGTTTATCTATATCCGGTACGGAAGATCTACAATTCGAAGACCTTTCAAGAATTATTGGGATACGATCGGGATATTTTGTTCGTATCTTATCAGATTCTTTTACTCTTTCTTCAAAAGTAAATTTTTTTTGAAATTCATAAGTTTTTTTTTCTTTAATTTCACTTGATGACATTGTTATTAAATATAATATATTATTATAACATATTTTTAATTAATAAAACGCATTATTAATCGTTTATATCCAAATACAACCATGAATTTCTTCATCCAAACATTTCTTACATAAAGAAACCCAAAAACTATGATCTATATTATCATGTAAATGAATTTTACTACATTCTTTACAAAAAAAAATCTTTGTAGTATAAAAATTATGACATTTATCACAATAATCTATATTTATTTTTTGATAATATTTATCACACTTATGACACTTAATTAAATATTTTAATATTATACTAAATATATCATTATCTATCATGCTATATTATCATATCATATTATATTATATTTAATATCAATACATTGCGATTAAATATAACCTAAAAAAAAATTAAAATTGATTTTATTAACATCTATGCTAATCAATCATTGATAAACTCTCAAAACTCTCAAAACTCAACGAAACTTTCAAATTCAAAGACAGAAAATTCAAAGACAGAAGATTTTAATTCAGCACATCATGATGAATATTCATAACAGACAGGGGGCAACTCGACACAAAACCTGCCGGGACGAAAACCGTTGCTCTAATCCAATTTGCCATTGGCATCACACGGAAGGATACTTACGCGAAGGAATTCAATGTCGTGATGGTGATGCTTGCTCTAATCAAACTTGCCATTTCAATCACCCACGAGACATTAGGGCGTATCAACGACAATTAGCACAACAATCTGTAATTCAACAGCAACAACAGATGGCTTATCAACAGCAGATGATAAATCAGTATGTGGCACAGCAGATGCAGATGGCTCAGCAGATGCAGATGGCTCAGCAGATGGCTCAGCAGATGCCGATGCCCATGCCGATGGCGATGCCAGTGCAGCACAAGCCGCTCACGCCCGAGACGCTGCGGGCCGCGAAGCCGGCAG